CACCTAGGGTCGAAGCGGTTGCCATTCCAGAACCACTTAAGGTCCGTATGATTACGAAGGCGGAGGCCTCCACAAAGGTTTTACAACCTCTGCAGAGATCCCTCTTTCGTTATCTGAAGTCGAGACCACAGTTCTCCCTAACACATGGGGTGAGCTGGGGTGCCGCTCCGGACTTTGACGTGAAGATGGAGTGGATACACAGGATTGAATCCGAGATCAAGACGATTGGTTCGAAACGGACAGAGGGAGACGTCTGGTTGAGTGGTGATTACACCGCAGCAACCGACAACTTCCCCATGTCTGTCACGAATGCCCTCGTCGAAGGTATCCTTCACGAGATCGACCATGAGCCTACAAAGGCCTGGGTCCGCTACGAGGTCTCCCCCCACGAGATAAAATACCCCGGGGGGAAGATCGGTAAGCAGACTTCTGGCCAGCTCATGGGGAGTCTCCTGTCTTTCCCTCTCCTTTGCTTCCTGAACGACTTCATTATACGTCGCTCAGGATTCAGGGAGGGGATGTATCTGATTAATGGAGACGATGTGGTCGCATGTGGGCCTAGGGAGACCATCAGAACATGGCGAGAGAACGCACCGAAGGTTGGTCTCGATCTTTCCATTGGAAAGAACTTCGTAGACGAACACTTCTGTTGCGTTAACTCCCAGCTGTTCTATGATGGTCATGTCCAGCACACGGGGAAGGTCTCCGTCATGACCCGTCATGGAAAAGGACTCTCTTATTGTTATAAGGAGGCCCAATTCTACTACGGGTTTCATGAGGAGATTCGGCGCGAGTTCATTAGGAGAAATCTCCATGAACTCCGCTCCACTCCCCGCTCTCTGGATGTTCCCTCGACCCACGGCGGTCTCGGATTGGCTTTCGTGGGTAATCCTGACCTGGACGCCCGGTTGGCTCGTCGTGTTTATATACACGACTTCTTAGCACCCTTTGCTAAGAGCCTCCCGGTCCCGGGTTTCGATTACCTACGAGCCCTCCGGGTTCCAGTCGGTTTCTTTAGTGATTCCGATCTGGAACTCGGGGGGGGCCAACCCGAGGAAAACCGCCTGATGGACCTCCTCCAGTCACTAGACACAGAGCCTCGCATCGAAAGCGAGGACAACGGAGACCTCACTAACGAGGCCTTCCGGAAGTCTGAGTCTACCTATTGGAAGGAGGATAACATCCGACCACTGAACCAGATTCTTTCCTGTGACTTCCGTCGTTTTCCGGATCTGGGAACAGTCCGATACAAGACGGTTTTCGTTCAGAAGGGGAGGGTGGGACAACTCAAGAAAAGAGTCGTCTATCTCGCCCTCCAGCTCCTTTTGAGCGAAATCCGTGAATCGGATCTGGATCCGGAATGGGCCTTCGTGGAGATTGTCCGGGAGATGAGGGAGGATCTTGTTGATCCCCTCTTCTCGGAAAATTTCCCCTTTGGCCTAGACGAAGTCACAGAAGAGGAGTACAGGGCGTACAGGGGAGGGGACTTCCCGGACCTGCCAGAAAAGATCTATCCTTGGACATCCGTAAAGGGTGTCTTTCGGGATGATCTCTTCCGGTGTCTGGTTGAAGTTCCCCTCCCTCTCGGGAATCCCCTGGAGGAGGATGAACAGAGTTCATCCCCTTCCCAGGGAGTCCCGAACGCTCCGAATAGTGCCACGCCTGAAGCATAGCGGGGTTGTTGGTGGTCAAATACCACCTGGACCTGAGGGTCCGCGACAATCCCGTTGCGCTAGGGAAACTAGGAAAGGATGAACAAGTCATCCCATTCCTAGCTGCTCCCCACCGCCCTCTCGTCAGAGAACTCTGGTGAACGATGGTAAGTTCACCGGAGAAGGTGGGGGACAATTACTTGAATCTGTCCCTGCTAAGCAGGGGGCTTCAGCAAAGTAACCGTCCCATGATTGTCTTTGTTGGTGTGTGTATTGCATACGGAAGTACCGGAGTTTCCGCACACAACACATTGTCATTTATGGAACGGGGTCTTACTGATGGGTGTAAAACGCCTACGGGTAGGTAGAGCCCGGATCTTTCGAGATACCGGTATACCATACACCTTTCCTCCTTCTTAGCGAAGGGTAATTGTCATTCCAATCGGTG